CTAAAAATATAAGCTATGCCATTGAATTTAGAAGAAATATTAGCATTGCCCGATATCGGGCAGAAGATAAACTACCTGAAGAAAGGTAGGAAGACTGAACTTCCCGACTGTTGTAAACTTTGGGACGATTGGAATCCGGAACGCCATGAAATTATGGTTGACAAAAAGAAGTATCCGGACAGAAAGGTTCTTGAAAAAGAAGCTGAGAAGCACTTCGATGAAAAAACTGGTAAGACTTATGAAATCGAAGCAAAGTATAAAACAGAACCAGTGAACCGTATCTCCATTCCATTGGAACAGGATATAGTGAACATTCAAACTGCTTTCACGGTCGGCACAGAACCGTCTATGGATTGCACTCCGACTGATGATGATGAAAAGAAGCTGCTGGATGCGGTAAAGGCTGTATTTAAATCCAACAAAATCAAATACCAAAACAAGAAGATTGTCCGTGCCTGGCTCTCCGAACAAGAAGCGGCAGAATATTGGTATGTTACCGATGATGATTCGTTTTGGGCGAAGTTCTGGAAAAAAGTAAAGACTACATTCGGAGGCAAGGTAAAGCCCACCAAGAAACTGAAAAGTGTGTTATGGTCTCCGTTCCGTGGGGATAAGCTATACCCGTTCTTTAACGATGAAGGTAAGATGATTGCTTTCTCACGTGAGTACAAGAAGAAGCTCATGGATGATTCGGAGATAACTTGCTTTATGACTATCACGGACAAAATGGTTTATCAATGGGACTTGTCTAAAGGGTATGAAGAAAGAACGCCTTTTGCTCATGGATTCTCCAAACTACCGGTTCTCTATGCTTATCGTCCTGAACCTTATTGCAAGAAGATAAAGACTTTTCGGGTCCGGTTGGAGAAACTATTATCCAATTATGCTGATTGTATAGACTACCATTTCTTCCCACTATTGAAGCTAATTGGTGATGTAGAGGGTTTCATGGGTAAGGTTAAGGATAGAATGGTCAAACTTACAGGTGAAGGTGCGGATGCCCAGTATCTGACGTGGAACCAAGTTCCGGATACGGTACGTTTTGAAGCAGAAACACTCACCAATATGGCTTATGATATGTCAAACACTCCAAGAATATC